CCGACGCAGGTGTATGCGCGGCGGTTGGAGGATTTGCTGGGGGCGGTGTGGGAGGGGGCGATGGCCGGGGATCCGAAGATCGTCGAGGTCGCCCGGCGGGTGCTGGCACAACAGGCGAAGTTTCTGGGTTTGGATGCTGAGGTGGGGCCGGTGCCGCCGATCACGGATGAACAGTTGGCGGATGTCGATGATGAGCTGGCGGTTTACCGGAAGCGGTTCGCGCGGTGACCGTAGTCCTCGAAGAGATCACCCGGATCGGGTCCACCACCCCCAGATTGTTCACTCCGCCGATCGGGGATCATCTGGGCCCTGATGGGTGGGTGGCCCGCGACTGGTCCTGGGGTTATGACTGCATCGAATTCTTGGAGAGGTGTGTCGGCTGGACGTTGTTGCCGTGGCAGCGGTGGCTGTATGTGCATGCGTTGGAGAAGGATTCCGATCGGACGGGGTTCCGGTTTTCGACGGTGTTGGTGTTGATCAGTCGGCAGAACGGTAAGTCGCGCTGGTTAACGGGGTTGGGGTTGTGGCGGTTGTTCGCCGATGAGTATGGACGGTCCAGCGCGGATTGTCCGGGGGCGCGGACTGCGTTGTTGGCGTGTCAGAACCTGAAGTATGCCGAGACGATGCTGAAGGATGTCGCCGAGGATGTGCGGGCGGCGCCGTTGTTGTCGCGTGAGTTTAAGACGCACCGGTTGGATAACGGGTCGAATCGTATTGAGTTGACCCATGGTCGGCAGTGGCGGGTGGTGGCGGCGAATCGGCGTGGCGGGCGCGGGCTCGCGGTGGATTTGGTGATGCTTGATGAGTTGCGTGAGCATCAGACGTGGGATGCGTGGAACGCGATCGTGCCGACGACGACGGCCCGGCCGTATCCGCAGGTGGTGTGCTGCAGCAATGCGGGTGACGTCAAAAGTGAGGTGTTGCGGACGTTGCGGGACGGCGCCAAACGCTGCATTCAGACCGGGGAAACCCGCGGCACGAACGTCGGCATGTTTGAGTGGTCGGCGCCCCCGGATGCTGATCCCCGCGACGAATCCTATTGGTATATGCCGAATCCGGCGATGGGGCACAAGGGCATGTTCACGCTGGCTGATTTGCGGGGCTATTTGGAAACCCAGCAGTATCGGAATATGCCGGGCTGGCAGACCGAGCATTTGTGTCAGTTCGTGGATGCGTTGGAGCCCGGTATTGTGCCGGCGGAACACTGGGCGGCGACCCTCGATCTGGGTTCTCGCCGCGATCCGGGTGCCCCGGTTTATGCGGCGGTCGACGTCAACTATGCCCGCGCGCATTCGTATGTGGCGATCGCGGCGGCCCGCGCGGACGGTCACACGCATGTGGAGGTGATCGCGGCGGCGCATGGCACCGATTGGCTGATCGACTGGCTGCTGGAGCGGAAAACCATGTTTGCGGGGATCGCGGTGCAGAAAACGTCGGCGCCGGTGTCCGGGTTGATTCCGGAGATGGCGGCGGCTGGGCTGAACAACATTACTCTGCTGCCGGTGGGGGTGGAGCTGCAGACGGCGTGCGGGCTTTTGTATGACGGGATTTGTGAGCACACCATCTTTCACCGGCCGGCGCCGATGCTGGACCGGGCCGCCGCGAGTGGGGTGGCGCGGACCGCAGGGGATGCCTGGGTGTTCGACCGCCGCAACTCCCCGGTGGATGTGGCCCCGCTGATCGCGGTGGCCGCCGCGGTGTGGCTGAAAAACTATATACCCGATGTCAAGCACCCGGTGTGTCATGTCTGGCCGGACGAACAAGTCATCGCACAGTGGGAACAGCAAGCAACACGCCGGGATGATGAGTTGGAGCGGGCATGGATGATGACACCAACGTGACCCCGATGCGGGAGCGGCCCGTGTCGGAACGCCTGGGCACCGAGCGGCTTTACGCCGACGAGTTCCCCGCCGACGATGAAAACATGTTCTTCGGGAACAAACCCGTGAAACCCAAGTCTGTGGTCGGGCCGCCCGGTCGTCGGGAGCCGGCCCCCGCTACCCTGCCGGCTCCGCAGGCGGGACCAGCTCGGCTAGCGGAGGCCGCGTCGACGGTGCTTGAGCTGGCCGGGATCACCGCGTTGACGGTGGGGTGCTGGTTGATCGCGCCGGCGGCGGGGTTGATCGTGGCGGGGTTGTGTCTGTTGCTGCTGGGTGTGGCGATGGGGTACCGGTGAGTATCCTGGCGCGCCTACTGGACCGCGACCGCGGTGGTGGGGTTGAGCGGCGGGCTCTGACGTCGAGCGCGTTTGTGCCGCCCCCGCAAGTCGGGGTGATCGACGACTTCGTCGGTGTCCATCGGGCGATGGCCAACATGACCGTCTACGGCTGTGTGCGACTATTAGCGGACACGATCGCCTCGTTGCCGTGGGCGGCGTACCGCCGCGACAAAAACGGGGTCCCGGTCAAACTGGATCCGCAGCCCGCGATCATCCGCCAACCCTTCCCCGGCTTCAACATCTTCCAATGGCGCTGGATGGTCATCGCCAACCTTGCGCTGCGGGGCAACTCCTACCACCTCATTACGTCACGTGACGCCGGCGGCACCCCGACCGCGCTGATGCCGATGCACCCCGACATCGTCTACCTGGAACGCCGCCCCGACATCCTGGCCTGGTTCGACCCGATCTACCGGGTGATGGGCGAAGCGGTCAACAAGAACGACATCTGCCATATCCGGCGGTTCACGATGCCCGGCGAGCCGTGGGGACTCAGTCCGGTCCGGCAGGCCGCCGTCGCGATCGGGTTGTCGCTGTCGGCGGAAGAGTACGGCTACCGCTGGTTTAAGGAGAGCGCGAATCCGAGCGGGTTGCTGATGACTGACCAGAACTTGGATCCGGAATCGGTGGAGCGTCAGCAGCAGAACTGGATCGCCTCCCACGGCGGCCGGCGCCTGCCGGCGGTGCTGACCGGCGGGTTCAAATGGCAGAACCTGTCCATCAGCCCGGAAGAATCCCAGTTCCTCGAGACTCGGGAGTTCCAGCGCACCGACATCTGCATCATGTTCGGCGTCCCCCCCGTCCTGCTGGGCGACACCAAGGCCACCACCGCCTGGGGCACCGGCATCCAGCAATTGACCCAAGGGGCGATCACCTACACCTTCCGGCCCTGGACGGCGTGCATCGAATCCGCGATATCCGATCTGCTGCCCCGCGGCCAGTACATCAGCTTCGACTTCGACGCGCTCCTCAAAGGGGACATCGACACCCGCTACAAGGCCTACCAAACCGGGGTCTACACCGGCTGGATCTCCCGCAACGAAGTCCGCGCCAAAGAGGAAATGGAACCCGACCCCGCCCTCGACGGGTTCCTGCAGCCCGTCAACATGGCCCCCGCCGGGTTCGACCCGGCCAAGGAAGCCGCCCTCAAGGCCCCGGCCGCTCAGCCGCCCGAAGCCGGCGTGGGCGGCCGGCCCCAACAGCCGTCCAGCAACGGGCAACCCGTAGGAGCAAAACCATGAGCACCAGTCACAGCAACCGCGCGAAACTGCTGAACGTCACCGAAAACCGGGGACAGCAACGCACCCACCACTTCGACTACCGCGAAGACCGCAGCGGGCGGATCGTCATCGAAGGCTACGCGGCCACCTACGAACCCTACGACGTGTACGGCGGCCCCGACCGCGGCGGATGGACCGAACAGATCGAACCCCGCGCGTTCGACGTCACCCTGGCCACCAAACCCGACCTGGTCCTGCTGATCAACCACGAGGGGGCGCCGCTGGCGCGGACTATCGCCGGGAATTTGCAGGTCACCCGCGACCACCGGGGCCTGAAGGTCCGCGCGCAACTCGACCCCGACGATTTGGATGTGCAGCGGCTGGTGCCGAAGCTGAAGCCGCAGCCCAACGGGCGGGCGATCATGGACGAAATGTCGTTCGGGTTCCGCGTCAAGGATCAGGTGTGGGACGCCTCCTACACCCAGCGGACCATCACCGAACTGTCTTTGCAGAAAGGGGATGTGAGCATCGTGAACTACGGCGCGAATCCGAGCACACAGGTGGCGATCGCCGACGCGATCGAGGCCGCCGCCGGGCTGAGCGAACCGCAGCTGGTGGAGCTGCGGGCGGTGGACGCCGGGCTGGCCGACGCTTTGGAGGCGTGCCGGGCCGACAAAGACCCGAACAAGCCGTACGGCGATGTCGCTTACGGCGACCCGAAGAACGGCAAGTATCCGATCGACACCGAAGCCCACGCCCGCGCCGCCTGGTCCTACATCAACATGCCGAAAAACCAGGGTGGCTACACCAGCGGGGAGCTGGCGGCGATCAAGGGCCGCATCAAAGCCGCGTTGCGCAAATTCGGGGTGGATGTCGCCGAAGACAAAAAATCGGAGCCGATCCCGGTCAGCGTGCCGACGCCGGGCGTGGTCCGCGCCGACCCGCCCGACGACGAGATCGAACCAGCGGGGCCGGAAGCCTTCCCCGGCCAAGACCCCATCACTGTGGGGCCGATCGAAGCCGCCCTGCAAAAAGTGAAACAAGCCGCCGACCCGGCCGGGCTCCGCTCCATCACCGCCCGACTCGCCGAACTCGAGGCCACCCGCGTGTCCTACCCACCAACACTCGCCCCACACCAGTAACATCTGCTGGTTAAGCCGCGAACCTGGCACAGGCGGCGGCGCCCGGCACGGGCACGACCGGCACGGTCACCATTCCCCATCCCTGCGCGCCTAGAAAAGGTGTCATCATGCCCGACGCAATCGAAAACAACTCGATGGAAGAATTCCTGAAACGCCTCATCGACCAGCGCGCCCAGCTGGTGGAAAAACGCGACAACCTGGAACGCAAAGCCACCGCCATCCTGATGGTCGCCAAAGACCAGCACGGCGACACCCTGTCCGCCGAAGAGGACGCCGAAGTACGCGCGCACGTCGACGAGATGCGCGGCCTCGGGGAAAACATCGAAGCCCTCGACAAACGCATTCAAGAGGTCGGCGAAGAAGTCCGCCGCTCGGGGACCATCGCCAACAACCTCGCCAAAGTCCGGCACACCGAACGCGCCGCCGTCCACGTCAAAGAGTCCCGGGTGTACACCGCGGCGAACAAACACCAACGGTCCTATGTGCGTGACCTGATCCGGTTCACCACCAACCAGGACCACGACGGCGAGTCCCGCCGCCGCCTATTCGACCACGCCCAGGACGTCGCGACCGAACCCGAATACCAGGAGTATCGCGACCTCTCCCGGGTCGACGGGTCCGGTGGGTATGCGGTACCCCCGGCGTGGCTGATGGACCAGTACGTGACCTATGCCCGCCCCGGCCGCGCGTTCGCCAACGTCTGCCAACTGCAAAACCTGCCCGGCGGCACCGACTCGATTAACGTGCCGAAGATGCTGACGGGTACTACGGTCGGAATCCAGGCCACCGACAACTCCACTGTCTCGGAGACCTTCCTGACAGATACGTTCATCAACGTCCCGGTGCGCACGATCGCGGGCCAGCAGGGCCTGGCGATCCAGTTGATCGATCAGAGTCCGATTGCGTTCGACGACGTCGTGTTCCGGGATCTGGTATCGGCGCATGCCGCGGTGCTGGATGGCCAGGTGATCGGTGGGTCCGGCTCCTCGGGTCAGGTGTTGGGTGTCGGCAACACCCCCGGCATCACCAGCATCGCCGCCGCCGGCGTCAGCACCGCCAACGTGTACTCGGCGATCGCCAACGCTGTGCAGACCGTGCACACCACCCGGTTCTTGCCGCCTGAAGTGATCGTCATGCACCCTCGGCGGTGGGCGTTCTTCCTGGCGCTGCTCGACTCCCAGCAGCGCCCGCTGCTGCTCGGCGAGGCGAACCACCCGATGAACGTCGTCGGCGTCTCCGACGGGGTGCTCTCCCAGCAGGTCGTCGGCCAGATGCACGGCCTGCCGGTGGTGACCGACCCGAACATCGCCACCAACTCCGGGGCCGGTACCGAAGACATTGTCTACGTGCTGCGGTCCTCCGACCTGATCCTGTGGGAGGGCGGAATCCGGGCCCGTGTGCTTCCCGAAACGCGGGCAGCCAACCTCACGGTCCTCTTGCAGATCTACAACTACTTGGCCTTCACCGCGGCCCGCTATCCGGCCTCAGTCGTAATGATCACCGGGTTGATCGCGCCGACGTTCTGACCCGCAAAGGCGACACGCCCACCGGTGGGGCATTGCTCACCGGTTGGGCGTTACCCTGTGCGTCATGGCTACTTCTAAAGATTCTCCCGAAACCCAGTCCGGTATCAAGGTGCCTCCCGGCGCCCTGACCACCCCGTGCACCGTGCTGGCGTTGCATAACTGGTTGCTGTCGGTGCATGCGACGGCCCCGGGTTGGGGTTCGTCTGGTCAGGTCACGACGACGACCACCAGCATCGCCGTGGCCTGATGGCTGTGGTGTTGGGGCGGTATGGGCGCACCCCGCCGGCGCCGCCGGGGAAGATGTATGTCCGTGACCCGGACGCCGCGTGGGCGGTATCGATCATCGACGGGGTGGATCGGCACAAGCATGCGGGGGTGCCGGTGCCCGATCATTTGGTGGAGCTGGCGAAGTCGCTGCCCGCCGAGCCGGGTGACGTCGTGGTCCTGGTGGACGACGATTTCGGGATCCCGCCGCCACCGTTCGCGTCGGCCGAACCCATGACCGGGCCGCCCGACTCCGAACCCGATGCCGAGCAGCCGTCGCTGTGGGACGACGAGCAGGCTGAGGGGGTCGATCTTGAGGGGTGGACCGTCACCGAACTCAAAGCCGCCCTCGACGACCTGGAGGTCGACTATCCGGCGTCGGCCCGCAAAGCCGAACTGATCGCCCTACTCGAAGAGGCCGAAGGATGAGCGCGCCCAGTCCGGTGTCGCCGCCCGCGGCACGGCGTGACCCGTACCCGCCGCTGTGCGACCCCAACGACCCGGACTGGGCGTCTTTCCAAGCCCAGGACCCCAACTATTTCCTCGCCGTCGCGGGCGCGAGGATCCGCACCTATTGCGGGTGGCGGATCTACCCGAACGACACCGACACGAAAGACAAACTTCGGGTCGGCACCAACGGCCGGATCATGCTGCCCAGTCTGTACGTCACCGATGTGGCGTCGCTCAGTATCCAAACCGGGCCCGACACCACCATCGACATCGACCCCGACATGTACGAATGGTTCCCCACCGGCACCATCATGCCGCTCGGGTTGACCGGCTGGGGGTGGGGCTCCTACTCCGGCTACTACTACGGGCCGGACACCCCGGCCTATCTGCCGTGGATGAACTTCGGCTATGCCACCGTCACGTTCACCCACGGCTACCCCGCGGTCCCGGCCGACGTGAAAAACGTGGCCTACGAGCTCGCCGAAGTCGCCGCGGAGATGACCGCCGGCAACGTGTCCGGGATCACCACCCCCGGCTACCAGCTCACCCTCACCCGCAACGCGGGCCTGAATTTGAACGCCGAGCAGATGGACCGGCTGGCCCCGTACCGGCTGCCGGTGGTGCGGTGAAAATCCCGACACCGTGGCCGGTGCTGCACATCCCCCGCACCGTCGACACCACCACCATCGACAGCCACGGCAACCACCCCATCATCGACGGCGCCCCCGTCGTCCGCTGGGTCCGCGGCTACCACCAGGCGGGGCGGCTCGGCTCATCAAGCGAAATCATCAGCCCCGAATTTTTGGACCGCATCGAAACCAGCCTGGACATGGATGTGCCCGACCCGCAGGACTACCACGAATCCGACGGGGTCATTCTGGGCGGCGCCGTGGACCCCGACACCGGCGCTTATGAGGGCGGCACCCAGTTCTGGGTGAACGGCGACCCCACCAACGACTTCAAAGGCCCGTTCAAAAAGCTGTACGAATGGACGGGCGGCATCGTCAAACTACGGCGGATCACATGACCGAACCGTTGGCCGGCGGCGGCACCGAACCCGACCAGGACGACACCGACAGCCCCGCCGGCGCGCACACCTTCCGCGACGGCTCCACCATGGTCATCGACAAAGCCGCGTTCTCGACGTTCGCGGTCGGGGTGCTGCACTCCCCGGCCGTGATCGCCGCCCTGACCGACCAAGTGCAGAAGATGGCCGACGACGCCAACCAGCGCGCCGAGCAGCCCGGCGCCGAATACGCGGTGACCATCGTGTCGGAGTGGCCGGACTCCAAGCGGGCCCGCGCCAACGTGTGGTCATCGAACTGGGCGGCGATCCTCGATGACGCGAAACATGCCACCCTGCTCAAAACGCTGGCCCATTTCGGCGGGACGGCCACCCAATGACCACCACCACCCCCGTCGCCGGGCCGGCGCCCTACGGGATTACCCCGCCCCCGATCGAAGCCCTCGCGGTCGCCTACTTCGGCCCGGCGATGGCTCCGCTGCCGGTCACCACCCGGCTGCCGAAACCCGCCGCCCGGGCCGACATGGTCAACCCCTGGCTGCGGCTGGAAGCCGCCGGCGGGTTCCTGCGCCAAGACGAACTGCTCTACGACATCAGCATCATTCTGCATTCATATGCGCCCGAAAATTTGGAAACCCAGGCCGAAACCAACCTGACCCGCGCCCTCGCCTTGGGGGCCCGCGGCCTGTACACCTTCACCATCCCCAACGTCGGCGGCGCCGACTGGTATGTCACCCATTCCTGGGTGAGCGGCGCCCCGCTGAAACAAAACGACCCGCTGGTCAACATGACCCGATACCGGGCGATGCTGTCCTGGCGTATCCCCGGCCAACCCATCAGCGCGCCGTAACCACCAAAAAACCGTTCGCCGTGCCATGCTAGCCGTGGCAACGGTATTCACCATTGCCCAACAGCTGAGCATTGCTTGGGAGGTACCCACAGATGACCACCGCAGCGCCCCCGGTCGTGATCGCCGAAGTCGCCGAAATCGCCGCACCCTCCCCGAAGGTGACCGGCGGCGTCCGGTTCGCCCCGTTCGGCACCACGCTGCCCGTCGACGCCACCACCGCGCTCGACCCGGCGTTCATCACCCTGGGCCGGATCGAGCAGAACGGGCTGGACCGCACCGAAGACCGGCCCGAAGGCAAACAATATGACTGGGGCGGCAACCTGATCGCGATCCTGCAGGACCACTACGGGTTCCAGCTGAAATTCAAGCTGCTGCAAATGATGAACAAAGACGTGCAGTCCGCCGCGCACGGCTCATCCAACGTGACCGTCACCCCGCCGTCGGCGACCAGCGGAACGTTGATCACCGCGGCGATCAACGCGAAACTGCTGGATTCCGGGATCTGGGTGTTCGACGCCTACTACCAGAAAATGTCGGCCCGCCTCGTCGTCAGCTACGGGCGGCCGACCAGCGTCGCCGGCCCGAAATGGTCACACAAAGAACTGGCCACCTTCGACATCACCCTCGAGGCGTTCCCCGACAACTCCAATAATTTCGCGATGGAGTATTGGAACGACGGGATCACCACCTAGACATGACCGCCGCGACGAAACGGGCATCGGTTCCCCGCAGCAAGGCGGCAGCGCGATCGAACGGCTATTCGGGCGCTGCCGCCGACAACGTTACCCCGCCGCCGCCGCCGGACCAACCGGCACCGAATCTCGTCGAGCAGGTTGACCACCCGTACGGGGACCGCCGGGTTTTTGTGTGGCGGCCCCGCGGCGGCGGCGAACCGATCGTGCTGCCGCATATCAGCACGGTGAACACGACGCAGGAATTTTTCTGCAAAATCTATGACCTGAACGAAATGTTCCAGTCGTTCGAATGGCTGATCTTGGCCGGTGTCCCCAAATCAATCCGGGTGCGGGTGGCGCGGCTCGGCGACACCGACCCCGCCGAGCAAGCGAACTTGTTCCGGTCCTGGTTCGCCCCGATCAGCCGGCCCACAGGCGGGGAGCCGCCGGGGGAATCCTGATGCTCACCCAGGCGGTGGGCAGATACGGCCACGCGCTGCGCCGCGACCTGATCGCGCTCGGGTATCGCCCCCCAGAGGTTGATCGGGTGCCGATCGGCGACCTGATGTCGATTGTGGTCGGGGCGCCGCCCGGGTCGGCGCTGCGCTACTTCATGGACGGCGGCTGGTCGCGCACCGATCAACTTTTGGCGAACATGGCCGAGCAGGCTGCCGGGGTCGCGAAACTGTCCACCGCCTACGAACGGCCCGGCATCGGGGAACGCTCGCCCGGCGAAAACATTTTCCCCGCCGACGTGATGACCTGGGACGAAATGGACCGCCTCGACGCCGAACGCGACGCCGGCGCCCGCCCGCTCGGCAAACCGCACGCTAGGGCCTGGTCATGACCACCCCCGCGCCCGCAGGCGGCAACGAGCTGGGCACCGTTTTCATCAATGTCGCCCCCAAAATCTCTGGGCTGGCCAATCAGTTCCTGGCGGCGGGCCGCGAGGGCGCCAAAGCGTTCAACCAGGGCTTCACCGAAGGCATGAAACAAGTCTCGCTGCCGTCCGATGGCTCCATTTTGGGGGAGGTGATCGCCGGGAAACCGGTCGGCACCGCGACCCGGTCGGCCGCGCAAAAGGCGGGCAAAGAGATCGGCACCGGACTCAACCAGGGCATTAACGAGGGCATGAAAACCGCGCCCAGCACCGGCGGCGGGGTGCTGTCCGACGTGATCGCTGGCAAACCGGTCGGATCCGCCACCAAAACCGCCGCCGAAAACCTGGGCAAGGAAGTCGGCACAGGCATCAACAAAGGCATCGAAGACGCCGCCAAAGACAACAAAATCGAAGACATCATTGTCCCGCAATCTGGTGGATTAAAAGAGGCGCTCAAGTCCATCGCCAAAGACGCCGGCGAAACAATGATGGATGAACTCGGCAAACAAATCAAAGAGGCCGGCGGGCCTGAACAAGCGTTTCAAAACCTACTAGACAACCTGGACGACATCGTTGGAAGATCGGCGCCGATCTTGCAGGGATTCGGCGTAGATGTTACCGGCGTCCGTGATGTTTTCGGCGAGATGGGTTCGCTTGCCGAAAAAGCTGCCCCGGTAATAAACGGGATCGCAAATAACTTAGGCCCTATCAAGGATGCGCTTACCGGTGCGGCGCCATCGGCGAAAGATTTCGCCGAAAATATTAAAGATTGGCCTGAGAAATTGCGGGATCTTGCGCCGAAACTTAGCGATGTCGCTGGCTATCTTAAAGGCGCATTTTCTGGGGACGTCGCGAGCAAGGCGCAAACCATCGCCACCGTGTTCGGGCAGATCAACCCGCTGGCCAAAGACCTGGGTATCGACCTTGGGCCAGTCGGCGAAAAGATGGATCAGATCGCGGCCACCGCTCAAGGCGTGGCTGGGGTCGCCGAAGCGTTCACCGCGTTGCAGGCTACCGGCTGGGCGGGTATCGCCGCCGGGCTGACCGAGGTTCTCGGGCCGCTGGCGGCGATCGCCGCGCTGGCCTACGTCCTCCACGACATTCCGGAGCAGCTGAAACGCGACCGCGAGGAGCTGGCGCGGCAAGCCGCCACGAAGCCGACCCCGGCGCAGGTGGCGCCGTTCGCGATCCCGCCCCCGCCGGCGCCGGGCCAGGCCCCGCCGCCGTTGGCGCCGCTGGGTGGGGCGCAGATGACGGCGCTGGAGGACATGGCCCAGGGCCACAGCGCGGCGGGGCCGGTGTCTGAGGCGGAAAAGCAGCAGGCGATCAGCATTTTGAAGGATCGCGCTGCCCGTGGCGACCCGGAAGCGAAACTGTTTTTGTCGCAGGGCCATTACCAGATGGGCGGCATGGTCCGCGGGTCGGATGGGGCGGCGGTGCCGATCCTGGCGCACGTCGGCGAATACGTCATGCCGGTCAAACAGACCGGCCAGTTCCGCCCGTTGTTGGATGCGATGCGCTCCTACCAGGAAGGCGGGGTGGTCGGCCCGGATGTGGCGGCGGCGGACGCGCTGGCCGGCACCCCCTACAGCCAGCCCAACCGCACCGACTGCTCGGGCATGGTGGCCCGCGTCATCGACCGCAGCATGGGGTTGCCGGTGGGGGATCTGATGTCGACGAAGAACGCGTCGGCCTGGCTGGCCGCGCGGGGGTTCACCGCCGGGCCGGGGGGTCTCGGCGACATGAGCGTGTATTGGTATGACCGGGGCCCGAACCCGAACGATGGGCACATGGTGATGGTGTTGTCGAATGGGCAGATCGCGCAGGCCGGCGGGTCGTCGCGGGGTTTTCAGGTCGGCGCGCAGGTCAACCTGTCGCAGTTTGATCATGTGATGCACCACAAAGCGGGGGTGTTCGGGGAGGGCCCGGCCGGCGGCACCGGGACCACCACCGTCGGCGGCGCCGCCGGGGGTGGGGGCGGCGGCGCGGG